TTTGTTTTTGTTTTTGTTATTAGTAACTTATTTAATTTGTTTCCTCTGTGTTGGCTTGTGACCCTTTAAATGCTTTAGCTCTTTTAATTCTATCACGAACCCTTTCCTCTTGTTTATCTTCTTGGGTCTTTTCGTAACCTAAAAATGTTTCCGAAGTTGTAGTATCAATGAATACTGTCCCATTATCAAAAGTACAGTTTTCATATATCACACCATCTTTTCCAAACCTAGACTTTAGTACAGCTATCGTTGCTAAACCAGCTTCCTTTTGTGGTAGTGTTTTAGCTACAGAAATTATGAAGTGACCAATTTGTGCTCTTTTTATTGAACCCCCCATTTGGTCACCTGTTACAACATCTGCTGATATCGAACTTCTATTACCTTGAACAGCTGTCCAACCTGCCATATCATACTCAACTAACATTGTTTCAAAGGCTCTCATTACATTACCCTCACCATCCCATGATGCGTTGAATGATTTAACGGACTCAACACAATCGATGTAATCTAATATTAATATGTCGGGTTTAACCCCCGTAGCAATTAGGTGTCGTATGTATGCTCTAATTGTATTCATTGTAACACCTTCTGATGTGAACTTTTTAATTATAAGTTGGTTTGGTCTATTGGTTCTTTCATGAACTTGTTTAATAACATCCTCTTTATTTTCCGATAATTCACCAAGGTTAATACCAGTCCAACATGCCGCATGTTTACGTTGTATAACTTTCGGCATATCTTCAAATATTATTTGTAAAACATTATGTCCAGCGTTATAAGCTGAATTAGCTATCTTAGTTAACACTGTGGTGTTATGTGTTAAAATGTAATCATCAGTCACATATAGATGGTCATCATTAGACACATAAATACATTGTGCCTCCTCATCATGTGAAAATTCAATATTTTCAATTAATTTATTAGCATATTTAGTTCTAGGTTTATATCGTTCTATTTTCCTTTTTAATAGTGATGGTTTAATTCCGTTATCGGGAAAACTTATGTATAACCTAAAAGCTTTCTTACCATATTTTTTCTCACCCCTATATGTATAATATGGGTGTTTAACTTTAATAAAACACCTACCACCTAATGATAACACCAACTCACGAACATCTTCCGATAATTGTTCTGAAACTGTGGTGTACTCAACCCTATGGTCATCTATTGACCCATCAGAATCTATTAACCCTTGTAATAATCGTTCCCTAACCCACACATTATTATACATGTAATTTTTAGGGATGAATTTATTTGAACTATCACACCCGTAAAGATTAAGACCCTCAAAAATCGGTTTAGATTTCTTTAGTGTAACATAATATAGTGACCTCTCTACTTTAATTAAAGTATCACCAACCTCTGTATCCACAAATCTTTTTCTATTTTTTAATGAAACATTTTCCACACCATAAGTTTCCTCAACATTTTTTATAATTTCCAAATCTTTTGTGAAGAACTTCGGGTAATTACTTTTTGTGAGACACCCATCACCTAACATAATACCTAATGTATACGGGTCTAGTGGTATTTCTTTATAGTCCATATTAATAGGTTCAATGTTTGGTATAGCGTAATTCAATGAATTATTTTTAGTAACCCTTAACTTATCCACCATATCAGTTGTTTTCATCACCTTATGGTAATCCCACTGATTTTTACCTTTTTTCTTAGCGTACCCCCTTTGGTTAAGGTCGTTCACCTTCCATAAGTGTTCACCGTCACAATGTGTAAATGTGTTATCCGAAAAAGTTATTTTATATATAGGTCGTTTACCTTGTGGGTACACACCTAAAACTTTCTGTTTATTACCATCCGAACCCATAATGTCGTCATCAACTTTTATGTCACCCATCTTAACCCAACCCTTAGGTGTTAAAATATTGGATGTTAATGGTTGTGATTTTCCCACTCCGTAAGGTGCTAAGACTACCGCTAGTTCACCTTTCGAAATACCCCCATCAGTTATCTCATCGATACCTGTAATCCCCGTAGGGATTGGGTTTCTGTAATCATCATCTAACACTGACTCAAAGTCGTCCGAAATATTAACACCATCATCTTTTTCAGCTCCAATTGAAAGAGCTTCCTTTAGTATCTCAGCACACTTCTCGTAGTTATCAAAATCACCTTCATCAATAATCTCAGTAATTTGGTCATTTGCCTTCTTTAACTCCTGTTGTCTACAAAAATTAAGTGACTTTTCTTGAACCCAATTCCAATCAGAGACAACTAGGTCTCTGACTTCCTTGGTAATTGCGAATATATAATCTTGTGTCACAGTATCCTTAATCTCCATTTTTAAGATTATTTCTAATGTGTCCCACTCTGGTACCTTCTCAAATCGTTCATAATAATCTTTTATTGTTACTATAATCAATCTGAAGTACTCATTATCAAAATGTGGAGCGTGAATTATATCTATAATTCTTTCTGAAAACTTCTTGTTAGCTGGATGTAATATTTGATTTATTAAGGATTGTTGGAACTTGTGTCCCAAGAACCCTAATGTAACTTTTTTTCCCATACTTGCCCTGCTTTTGTCTTTTATAATAAATAGAAATTACAATTCAATTCCGCTATATTCCACAGTAAAATATTCTTGTGAAAATGTTTCTTGTATTGTTGAAATAATCCCCGGGATTAATTTTCTAACATCAACACTGTACCTTACACGTTGTGGGTAAAGGTTTCCGTTAAAAGATGTTTTGATAACTGGTTTGTCATCAATCTTAATTTCAAAATCAAAAACATCTTCTTTCTCAGAATTTTCATTTTTGGTTAACTCAACGTCTTCCTGTGTTTGTGTTTTGTACGGATTAAATTGTTTGTAAAGGTAGTCCCTAGACTTATCCTTTAAATCGTCTTGGATTATTTGTACACACTCTTCAACACACCATTTAAGGTCCATTGTGTTCTTAATATCTTTATTAAAATCTCTTATTGAAAAATATCTCTGACAAATGATATTTTTGTTAATGTACAATACGAATTCGAATTTTTTCATCTTTTTTAGTTTTTAAACGTTACTTTTGTTTTTTAAATTTTAACTTTTCTTTTTTGATTAATTTCATGAATGGTTGCATCCATGACACGTAACCATCGTGTCCACCAGGTATGTTGTACATGACACCATCCTCTAACATCATTTTCAAGACGTTCTTGTAATCCCTACCATCAGGGTCCATATTTAGGTTTATCATCATCTCAACACCCTCTTTAGCCTCATCAGTTAATAATGGGTTTAGTAGATTGACAATCTTATCATTAACTTCATAAAAGTCACCTCTATGATTACCTTTAGATACACCGTTAACAATATTTTCTAAACATTTTAATGGTTTATCCCTTTCCCCTAATAACACTTTCGCTCGTTCTTTAATTTCATCAACGGTTACCGTTCTTTCTTTAATTTCAGGAAAATGTTCTAACAGTGTGTTTTCAGTTACTAGTGAGATACCTTTAATAAAGTCTGACTTACATCCTTCAATTATTTTAACCATACCAGCGTTAGTGTAGTGGTGTTTAAAATGCCAACTATAATTACCGATACCAACAAGTTGTTTTTTATCAGCTAAGAACAGTGACACCTCACTAGTAATCATTTGACATAAATCTCTGTCGTTAGTGTATATAATAACATCCTCACTCTTTTTCTTATTTAGAACGTAGTATGCCATTAAATCATCACTTTCACAATCAGGATGTACATACTGTCTAATATATAAATCTTCGGCGTAAGTCTGTACCCTAACCTTCTGTTCTTCGAAAGATTTATCGAAAAAACTTGGTCGGTTTCCTTTGTATTGTGGGTAATAGTCAAGACGTAGTGTTCCACCACGTTCACCATCCCACATAATAACTATTTTATCTATTTTTAATTCAACAACTAATTTACGGAGAGTAGTATAGAATTGGTAAAGTCCCCCTATGTGGTTTTCTTTATAGAACAAATGTTTTGCTCCACTGTAAGCCCTTTTTAGGAGGACATTACCATCTATAACTAATGTTGTTGTTTTTTTGATTGGTCTAACCATTGATGTTAAACTTATGTGGTTTAACAATGGGTGTCTCAACTTCTATTTCATTAACCAATATATTGTAGTCTTTTAATAACTTGGTTATTATTTGGTTATCCTCATTATAAAGGTAACCCCTAAGGGCTTCCATTATAATGGTGATACCCAAAGGTTCTTCACCTTGGTGAAGGGTGTTTTGGTTAATTAACTCTGATTTTAATTCTTCTATTCTTTTTAAATCAATTTTCATTGTATTTTTTATTGATTAATAATTACTATACCCCCATGAACCTTATTATTCACTTAACTCTTTCAATTCAAAAACATCACCACCCATTGCATCTCTCCAATACTCAGCGTATTCTTCTTTGTAACGTTTTATAGATTCGGGTGTGTCCTCAATATACCCATGTGGTGTTGCTATAATCCTACCATCTTTATAACCTAAACCATTAACATGGTTTTTAAGGATAGAAATTTTTGTCTTCGTTGCGAAGGCTATTTTCCTACCATCTTTGGTTGCGTCAAGTTGTGATATACCTGAATTTTTTTGGTTACCAAATAGAAATACTAAAGCTGAGTTCAACCAAATTGCCTCACCACCTTTAGCTTTAATCTTCGGTTGACCGAAAGGATTGTCAGGTAACTCAACCCAAGGTTGGTTAATCACAACCATTGTATTATCGTAAGGGTAATCATCTCGTTTTGAATTAGTAATTCTAGATGTTAATCCCATTCCGATTTTATCAGCTAACACTCTCGCGTTGTGCATTCCCCCACCTTTACCTTCAAAGGTCATCTGACAAGGTATTGAACCAACTGAGTCCCATAAGAAGAGATAACCTTTTAAAGGTTCCCCATTCGGTCCATCAGGCATCCCATCTTTTTCTTGGATGTCTAGTAACTGATTAATGTAATCAGTTATTTGTTCAATAGTTTGGAAGTCGTCATTGAATAGGAATGTCCCATCAACAACTTCTTCACCGTCTTCATTCTTAATTATGTTTGAATCTAAACCAAGATTTTTACAATAATCCCAAGACCACTTTCTTTCGGTAACGAGAAACACTGGTAAATACCCTTTTTTCACAGCTGAAACAGCTGAACCAATTAAAGCGGTTGTCTTAGAAGAGTTGGAGTGACCAAGGAACATATTGATGTTGTGCATCACTGGACCTGGTAACCCACTTGCTTTATGAAAAGCCTCACCTATGTCGAAAAACACAGTTGGTTTATATTTTGTCTTACTACTATGTGTTTTCTTTAGTGAATCTAAAGAGAAACTTTTTTTCTTAATTGTTGGTTTTTTGGTCATATTTTATCTTAACCGTGTCTTAGAACGGTAATTCATCATCATTATCGTCGTTAGACGTAGCTTCGTTAGTAGTTGTTGTTTCTACCTCTGTATTAGCTTTTGGTGTTGGTTTTGAATATGTCGCTGTCGACTCTGTTTGGTCACCTTTAGCTACAAATTTTTGAAGACCCTTATCATATTGTGGTGTATCACCATCAGCTATAATTTGTAAGTATTCAATAGGTTGTGCTTTATATATGTCCCTCCAAGTTGTTTCGTCGGAAATCCAAGCTTTAGCTTTTACTTTGTCTTCAGTTAATAGTGAAACATCTTCAGCCATTATTGAAGTAATTTTAGTGTATTTTTTATCATCTCTACCTAAAATTATAACAAGGTCTCTACCTTCTCTTGGTAATGTTATATCACCTTTTTTAGTGAAGATTGGGATTAACTTATCTAAAACTCCATCACCTTTCCAGTTATGTGGGAATCTCCAAAATTTAACACCGTCATTTTCATTATCTCTATCGATAAGTCTAACAATGTAAAATTTCTTTGCTTTAAATTGTTTTGAAATCTTTTTGTCCTCCTCAGACCCAGTTGATTTCAATTCCGATTCAATTTCACATAGTGGACACTCACCACCATCATTGTGTTTAGCACAATATAGTTTTCTCCATTTACCACCTACTTCGATACTGTGCCAATGACCTTCTTCAAAAGGTGACGCTCCGTCTGCTGTAGGCATAATTCGGATTGTTTGTTCACCTTCTTTTTCGTCATCCTCTAATCTAGTAGCGAAATACTTAGAAAAGTCTGGTGTGTTGTTAAAACTTGTTTCACCTCCACCACCAGCTTTATTTTTTTCATATTGTTCCCTAATGGAATCTAAAATGTTACTCATACTTTTTACTGTTTTTTGTTTTTAATTAATAAATTTTCTTTGTTAAACTTGTTATAAATATAATGTAACTTTACTGAAAAGTATAGTCTTTTAGGCACCAAAAAAGGGTAAAAAACAATGTTTAATACCCTCTCATAGTTGTTTTTTAATTCTTAGTCAATACCTGGATTGAATGAATTTTTTATATCTAAATCATTATAATCGGTTAAATCTTCCTTAGTAATCTCAAACCTTTCCTCGTCATTTTCTGTTGCTTCGTAATTGTTAGTTGGGTCAGCAACTTTATCACTCCAATAGTCAGTAAGTTTCATACTATAAGGGAATGAATCTAACGACCGCATTTGTAATTTCTCATCAGGTGTTTTATTTGTGTCCTCTATTTTAGAAACTTTAGCCATAATGGAATCCATTTTACCTAATTGTGCTTCTAGGTTTGAAAACCTATCCATTAAATCCTTAACATATGTATTAGTTTCTTGTGAAGATTGTACAGCTAAGTCAGCTGAAGCTTTAGCTTCATCCGATTTAGTAACTAATCCAGTCACATCAATTTCTTCAACATCATCATCTTCCATGTCACCCATTTCAATGTCATCAGCCGCACTAAACTCTCCAGCAGTTCCGAACTCGTCTTCCTCACCCTCAGGTTCCATTTCACCTTCAACGTCACCACCCTCTTCAGGGGAACCCTCATCACCAAAATCGAAGTCATCATTTTCATCACCACCTTCATCCTCTTGATTTTCATCTCCAGGTGCTTCGTTTAGTTTCTTTTTACCCTCAACAGAGTAACCCATTATTGAGTTAAATCTCTTTAAATCCTCTGATAGTTGTTTTTTGTTATTTTTCATTATTTAGATGTATATTCACTTAATAATTGTCTACCATCATTAGTGATGATTTTCTTATTTTCTCTTTGAACGATTTCTTGTGGGTCTTTAATTTCACATTCATTACCTTCACAATTTTTTGTGTTTAAAACTTTATTTAACTTATCTTCTAAGTCTTTTTGTTTTTTTGTATCTTTATTGTTCATAGTGTCCTTTCTATATAAATATCATCAACTCTATAAAAATACTTTAGTGATGTCAGATATTTCTAAGTTATCACCTTTAAGTAGTATTAATTTGTTTTCATACTTAGACCAATCAACCTGATAATCTTTATAGTTGATGTTACCTTTGGATAAACCAGATTCTTTTTCTATTAACCTATTTAAAGCATTAATCGTAAAAAAGGTTTTACTTTTTTTATGTATTTGGATTGTTTTAGGTAATTCTTTTTTTATGTCTAACCTTAAACCAATTTCGGTTTTAATTTTATAGGTTAACAAATAGGTGTCTAAAGTTAGATTAAAGGTGAACACCGTGTCACTACTAACATTGTGATTGTCTGATAGGTTTTGTAAAAATGTTTTTACATTTAATTTATTTACGAATGAGGCTAGTAATAGTGTTTTCTGTTGCATTTTTATATTCCAAATATGGAGTATACTTTATACCTAAATGTTTTAATTCCTCAGTGAATTTCTCTTCAAAATCATCACCAAATATTTTTAGGTTATCTTTAAGTGTCTTAATAACTAATTCTCTATCAAAATCAATGAAATCAATTAATTCTAAATCAATCATGTAAATATTATTATCCTTATAGATGTAAATGGTACTCTCCTGAAATAAATATCCAGTACCAGACGCTAAGTTAACTAAACGTGTACATAGTTGTTCTGTGTCGTGTATTTTATAAATTATTGGGTCTATGTTGTAAGTTGTTATACCCTTAACAAGGTCAATATAACATCTCTCCTTAAATTCTTTTAAATTTAATTCATATATACCCCTTTTTTCTTGTTTGGAGAATGTCCAGTAAAGTCCACCGAAACCATCTTTAGGTGGGTAAACCATTTTACTCAAAATATTAACACTACTATAATGTTCCTTAACAACTTCCCAACCTACAATTAGTGTTGGTAATTCCTTCATGGGGTGTTCGGTCACAATAAATTCCGATATAGAAAGACAATTAAAATATCTTTTATCAACTTCTTCATTACAATTAACAATATTCCCCACTATCATAATATAAATGTAGTGGGGAATATTTGATTTGTCAACTAAGTAATTAAGTTACGTTGTATGGTAAAAATCGTTAACTTCTATTACCTTGTTTCTCCTCATTCCCTGGACCAAATAAGTTTGCTGGTAGATTAGTATCTCCTTCATAGACATAAAAGGCATTTCCTTTACCTTTGCCATTGGTTGTTAGCCATTTTGTAACAAGTCTAACCTCAGTAAACCCTCTATCCCTAAGGTCTGATATTAATTGAGCCCACGGGAATGTATCTCTTACATCTTGTTTATCAGCTGATGTCCAGTGGTGTGATGTTATGTTAGTAATCGTTGGGTGGGCTTTCTTGGCTAGTAAGATAGCGTTTACATATGAATCCCATATTTTCTTCGGATTTATGGTTTTTGTATTCGCATTACCATTACTCTGATTGTATGGTAAAGTAAGTTTGTCCATCTTCCATTCATCTTTAGTAAGTGGGTACCCCTTATTTGTATTATCTTGTCTATTTCCACTGAAGTTGTGTATACCATCCACAGTACCAGGTACACCTAACTTTTGATGAAACTTTAAACCCCCAACATATGAAACACCAACTGATTTATAGTTCATTGAGTGACAAGCCTGCGTTTTTTCGTCAGGACACCCAGCATGTGATGATATAAGATTTATATCGTTTGTTTCATACAAATCACCATTATTATCGATTACAAAATGGTACCCTACGGATGTTGTTGTGTCAATATGAAAATTCCAATCAGCTGTCCAATGACAAACAACTGTGGTTACATTTTTAGATTTAAATTTACCTCCGGATTTATATTGTTGCGCTACTTTTACCACAACTTTACTACCATCATTATTAACTACTTCTTTACTTAATGGTTTTGATTCTATTCTACTTACTTCACTACCGGTAGTTGTTCCGTCACCTAACTTTTTAAGGATATCAGATGCACTTCCATTACTTGCTTTACTTAAATCGGTATCTGGTAACGACATTGAGGTGAAAGCATCTGTTACTAATGGTATCACAACTCTAGGAACCCTGGTTCCCTTAAATGTTGTTGTCATGTAATGCGGTTTCATATTATGTTTAACCTCTGTAATAAGATATGCACCATTAAACATAGGTACATTTACTAATTCAAAATATTGCATAGGTTGTATCATCATGTTCCCTAATGCCTCCACCTCACAAGTGTATGACCTGGTTTGGTATATATCATATAAATTTTGTCCTTTAGATGCTCTATCAGTTGGTTTACCACCTTTAGCTAATTGGTCTATTACCATTAATGATTCCTGTGTTTCTTTAAATTCAGCTTGGTCTAGATTTACTGACGTAAAATGACTTTGATTTTCGGTACCGTATTTAATTAAAAAAGCTGTCACATCACCACCTCGTAAGTCACTAGCTAAAGATGTATCATCTTTAAATGATGTCCCGTCATTACCATATTGATAATCCGTACCACCACACATTGATTTTTGTGGGGCGGATATGTCTAAATGTCTAGAAGTACCACCAATAAACATACACACAAATGATGGTGATGTTTCGATGTTATCCAAGTTGGTCACTGGTTCGAACATTTGTTCTAGTTCACTTGTTCCAACAGAATCACTACCAAAATTAATAAAACTCGGTAAAGGGAAGAAATCGAAATTATTTCGACTTAATAATTGTGCTGTTAATTGATACATGGACATTGTTGGGTTTTCCGCTAATTGTTTTAATTGTGTAACATCAATAACAGCTTTATCCCCTATATCATTAAACGCTCTATTAACGAACTTAAAGTGGTCAATTAATCTCCTAGATTTACCAGCATTAGATGTATTATTGTAAAATAACTTTAATGAACCATCTGAACGTGTTAACCATTTATCATATATAGATTTAAATGACCTATATAAATTTAGTTTTATATCGGAATCTTCAATAATTCGTTTACTTGACGTTGTTGA